AAGCTGGACGGCGGGGGGCTCTGCAAACCTTGCCTTTGATGCTACTTATGGACTGAGTGAACTGCAAGAAGCATGGGAGGCTCAAACAGCCCTTGCAGTTGTTTTTCAAACCAGCGTCACGGGTGATGAAAAGTTATCTGGGAATGCCTATATCAGTAGCCTTAACATTAGCTCAAGTGGTAATGATGAGGCGGTTACATTCGACTACGAATTGCAGGGCACCGGAGCATTGACAAAAGCCACTATTTCGTAAAAAAAAGCATACCTGCCTTAATGAAGTACTCAACTATATCCATTGGCGGCAAAGATCGCCCAATACACTTTTCATACGCGGCGCTGTACGAATATGAAAGGCAGACGGGGCGCAACGCCATTGCCGACTTTGCCAATATCCAGTCAAACGGAGCTAGTGTAACAATTGTAACCGATCTGCTTTATTGTGGCCTCGTTGTGGGTCATAAAATTGCAGGTGGGCGAATTGATTCTATTGACTTTAGTCTTTATGACGTTGCTGAATGGGCCTTTTCAGACCCTGATGCCATCCCTGTTGTTGTCAAGATTTTTGCAGATTCGTTCCCGAAAACGGGCGCAAAATCAGATCATGATACGGATGAGGATGGAAAAAAGATGAGGCCCCTGCCTGGGACGAAATAATGCAACTGGCGGCGCTTTGCGGAATGTCAGAAAGTGAATTTTGGGATTCAACACCGCGATACATGGCCGCAAAAGTGTTCGCATACGAGCAGGGGCAACAGACGGCCTGGGAGCAGACGCGGTACATATCGTTTCACGCCATAAAGGCGGCGGACGGGAAAAACCGGATTAAAAAGCCCTCTGATTTGGGCAAATTCCCGTGGGAGCGGCCAAAGCCAAGAAAGTTAACCAAGACCGATATAGAGCAGCTAAATAAATTCGATAACGAAGCTGACGAGGTTTTGAAAAAAACAAATCCAGCAGCATACGAAGCCTATATAAACGCGAAAAATGCCAAATCAAATCGCTAACCTAAACGTAAAGCTTGGTTTTGTTTTTGACCAAAAGTCTTTAGACCGCATCGAGCGCACTTTGCGCCGATCAGGCGAAAGGATGTCGCGGGTCGGCACTGATTTGTCTTTAGCGATTAGCGCCCCGCTTGGAGCGCTTGGCGTTGCTTCTATCAAAGCCGCGGGAAACCTTGAAAGCCTTGAAAATGCGTTAAAAAGCCAGCTTGGTAGCGCTGAGGCCGCCAAAAAAGAACTCGAATTATTAAGGCAGGAGGCGTTGAAGCCTGGTTTGGGGTTTGAACAGGCTGTGAAAGGCTCTGTAAGCCTTCAAGCTGTTGGTTTCAGCGCCGACTTTGCCAGACAGACTCTTTCTGAATTTGGCAATGCGCTTGCTTTGGCTGGGAAAGGCAAAGCCGAATTAGATGGAGTTACCTTGGCTTTGACGCAAATAGCTGCAAAGGGCATTGTTTCAGCTGAGGAAATAAACCAGATAGCGGAAAGGCTACCCCAGATTAGAACGCTGATGAAAGCCGCGTTTGGCACTGCTTCGACTGAAGAAATCCAGAAACTCGGCATTACCGCTTCTCAATTCACTGAAGGGATACTAAAGCAGATGCAAAGGCTACCAAGGGCAACGGGGGGCATAAAAAACTCGATTGAAAACGCTGGTGACGCGGTTACACAGTTCCTGGGAAGCATCGGCGCTGAAATAAACAAGGCGTTTAATTTGACGGAGCTTTCAGAACAACTATCTACTTCGCTCAAAAGCGCATCCGCAGCATTTGCGTCACTTGATGACAGCACAAAAAGAACAATTGTCCAATTTGGTATTGCTGTAGTCGCGGCTGGGCCTCTTATTAAGGTGTTTGCGGCGCTTCAATTGGGAGCGGCACAAGTGTTAAGCGCCTGGAGCGGAATAGTTGGCGCGGCAAAGAATCTGGTAGGCTCTCTTATTGGCGTTGAGGGGGCGCTCACACGTGTAAAGTTGGCCCTTGGTATTGTCGGCGTTGTTGTCGGCCTTGGGGCGGCTGTTTATGCGCTTTCAGACAACTTTGATGCCGCTGAATTTGCCGCCGATGCTTTCGCTGATTCACAAAAGCAAATCATTGACCAGACGGCCAATGAAATAGGGCTTTTAAATAAGAGTTTCGGCGTTCTAAAAGACGAAACCAAAAGCAGGTTTGAAAAAGGGAAAGTTGTTGACGAGCTTTTGCGGCAATACCCACAATACCTGAAAGGAATAGACCTTGAAACGGCTTCGGTATCAAGGCTCACGGAGATACAAAAAAACCTTAATGCATCCATTTTACAAGGCGTTGCAGAAAGGCAGAAAGCAACGGCGGTCAACTCTATCTATGAAAAGCAGGCCGAAACCCTACTTCGTATTCAACAGATACGTGACGGAGCGAAAATAACCGCGTCAGAGGCTACCTTAATTGATACGGGCGATTGGATAGAGGCGGGCAGCCGAGCCGAGGCTGTGATACTGAAATTACAGCAGCGGGCAAACGAGCTTGGAAACCAGGTTGGTGTTGTTTCTTCTCAATTTGACAAGGCGTTTGGCGCGATGAATAATGCCATTTCGCCGACACTAAAAGCACAGTATGACCTTCGTGACGCTTATTATGCAGAAAGGGAGGCTATTGAAGAAAATGTAAAGTCAAAAGCCGCGTACACGACAACCACAAACGTCGCCACGACTTCCAAGAAAGCGCAAAAAGATGCGATAAATGCCAAGATTGAAGCCGACAGGGAGGAAACGGAACAAATGGAGAAGTACGCCAAGATGGTTCGGGAAATCGAGCAGGCTTGGCTTGATGAGGCTATTGCAGAGGGTGCGGCAAGGGCTGTAAGCATTGGCGCGATTGATACATCTATTGGCCCGAGTGGTGGGGAAATGCAGTTGCAAGCCCCTGGAGCCGATTTGTCCAGTTTTTCGGCACTTGCGCCGCAGGCTGAACACATGGAGGCTATGACCGCCGCAATGCTTGCAATGCAAGAGGGCACAGCCAGTTATGGTGAAACGTTTTCGCAGGTTTCCGCAATGGTGGCGCAAAACGGCACCATAATGGAACAAGTTTTCCTATCTATGGGCGAGGCTATATCACAAGCGGCAAGCTCTGGGGAGGCTTCCTTTAGTTCGCTCGCTTCGGCGGCTGTTGGTGCCGCCGCAAAAGTGATTCGGTCGTGGATCCAGCAGGGCGTAGCAGCGGCGGTCGCAAAAGCGCTTGGAAGCATACCGTTTCCATTCAATATCGCGGCGGGCGCGGCGGCGGGCGCATTGGCAGCTGGCGCATTTACAAAGGCGCTCAACCTGATCGGTGTTCCTAAATTTGAAAGAGGAACAAAACACGCGCCAGGTGGCATGGCATTGGTTGGGGAACGGGGGCCAGAGCTTGTAAATCTGCCTAAAGCATCTCATGTGTACAATGCTAATCAAACACGGGGGTTGATGGGTAGGCTCGGACAAGCGGCGATGTCTGGAGAGTTTACCGTGAGGGGGACAGACTTGGTATTAATACTGGAAAAAACACAAAGGAAAAACGAGCGGTTTAGGTAATGGCAATAAGATTCACAGGGGTATTTAGGAGTTTGCACGGTGGAGAGATCACTGTGGATATACATGACACCGCCTTCGTAGGTACAGCGACCGCATTTGATGTTAGTTCGTGCAAAATCACCTATGATTCAACAGATAATGACGATATAGTACAGCCTATTATTGCAAGCAGGGCAAGTGTCGGCATGGTTATCCCTGTAACAGATGCAACACTAAATGCGTTCGTTGAGGATTTTGCCATCGGTGCGGAAGATCGTTTTTTCTTGGACATTTCAGTGGCTACAGGCCGCAAGTGGTGTGGAGTTTTAACGCCAGATTTTAGCGGCGAAGAAGATACCTCTCCAAATTATATCTTTTCTATTACAGCAGTTTGCGGGCTTGCTTTGCTAAAGAAAACGCCTTACCACAGCGGAACAGCCATTTATACGGGCATTGAGCGGGCCACAAAGCACCTTGCAACGGCGCTGACCAAACTCCCGCATACGGCTACATTTTGGGGCGCGTCTGATGTTTTTTTGAAAACCGCATGTGATTGGTGGGAAGCATCAATGACCACAAGCACTACCGATGCTTTTTACCAGGCAGGCATTGACCATGCCGCATTCTATGACTACAAGACTCAGGGGAATATTGATAAGGATGTTATTAGTTGCTATGATGTAATTTCTCACATCCTTAAAACATTTGAATGCCGCATTTCTCAACAAAGCGGTTCGTGGTGGATTGAACAGGTTAGTTATCGCTCCAATGCTTCTTTTTTAACCAGGCGTTATGATAAAAGTGGTGGGTATCTGACATTCAATGCAAATTCGGGCTATAATGTTTTAGATCAAACGCCTGATGGGGCGAAAATCGCTACCATCCAAAACGACTTTTTGCCAGCGTTGAAAAAGGCCTGGGTGAATTATGACGTAAAGTTGAGGCGAAACTTTATCGCAGGCACCACAGATACAAACCTGTTTTTCTACGACCGGATTGATTCAAACAACAATACGGCAATAATGCGGCTCCGGTTTACACTGAACTGGGCTATTACTGATTTGGCATATAGTGGAGCGCCTACAGATCGTTTTTTCTTGATACCTTATGTCAGGCTGAAAATAGGCACAGCCTATGTGAAGAGAAATTATACTATATCTAATTTTTCGGCCAATATTGGCAATGTTGTCTGGACGTATGTAGGCACCGACTGCATTACTGTGCCAATTAATGTTGGAGTTGCGCCCCCAAGCCCAAACATGAAATCTGGTTCGGTTGTCGTGGAAATTGTAACGCCACCCATCCCGCTCGATTCAGATATTACAAATCATTTTGGTTTAATTGCGGCCCAAACTGAAATGAAAAAATGGGATGGATCCGCAGTTGATGAAAGCGATTTCACGATAAATCTATCAATCACAGATAGATATTTAGAGATATACGACGATGGCACCCCAATCGTAAGTGATGATATTGTACAGTATGAGTATGTAAATCCAAATAGTTCCTATGAAACTTACGAAACGGAGGTAAGGCTCGGAAGCGCAGACCTCGCAAACAGCGCAGGCCGCCTATTTAAGTGGACAGGCAGCGCATGGGTAAACGGCGGGCTTTGGGGGCAAGGCGTTGCAACCCGAGACAAGGCAATTGGCGACCTGTTGGCCAAAAACATAGTAGAGGCCCGTAGTACGCCACGTAGGCGAATGAATGGGACAATTTATGTGGATTATGTGCCGTGGAGGCTCTTGTCAACGCCTGACGGAAAAAAGTGGATGATGGCAAATGCCTCCTGGGACTTGCACAGGGGCACTGTTTCCGGCACATGGTTTGAATTAAGCTATGGAAGCGCAGGCACTAACTCCACACCCGTAAAAATAAAAATACTCTCCACCACAAGCGTACCGCATACGCCGGAGCCAAACGGCACATCGAGCGGCCTGACAAGTGGAAGCGCTGGCTTCTATTCTAATTCGCCGCCAACCGTATTAGCTCCAGTGTCTTATAACGCCCTTGACGGTGTTATAAGCGAAGGGGCAACAGTGACAAATATACCGATTAAAATAGCAAGCCTTGGAAACGAGTTTTTGGCGGGGGACGGTGTTACAATTGTTCACCCAATAGACGGTACATTTCAAACTTTTGAAATAGCAACTGCGCCCTCACTTGGAGCGACCTCATTGTCTGTTGTATCAACAGCGGCTTTGTATGAGTTTCCAGAAGATTCCTACCTGGTTGTAAAGCAAAAGGCTTTTGCGTTTAGTTATACGCCGGAAAACGCACAGGATGATGTATTGAGTATTTTTACCGATACGGCAACCATTGATTTTACTTATGATGATGCGACACCTGGAATGTCGGCCATTGTTAAGCCCGATTCCATTGGCCCGACGCAATTGGCAGATACCACCGTGTCACCAGGCTCATACACCACGGCAAACATTACTGTTGACCAACAGGGCCGTATTACAGCCGCTTCAAATGGTTCTGGCGGCAGCCTTTCTGACAGCGACTATGGTGATGTAACGGTGAGTGGCGGTGGTACTATAATGACCATCGACAATGATGTAGTGACCTTTGCAAAAATGCAAAACATTGTTACAGACAGATTGTTGGGCCGCGACACGGCTGGAACGGGCAACATAGAAGAAATTGCGATAAACCCAACACTTGAATTTGATGGAGCACTAAATTTAAGGCGGGCGGCGCTTACTGGTGACGTTACAGCCCCTGCGGGTTCAAACGCTACCACTATTGCAAATGACGCGGTTACCTATGCGAAAATGCAAAACGCGGCTGCAAACAATATTCTTTTGGGTAATATCGGCGGCGCGGGCGGAATTATTACAGAGCTGACACCTGCGCAAGTTCAAACCCTTTTGGCCTTTATTGATGGTGTTGGTGTGGCTAATAGGGTGCCGTATTTTTCCGACACCAACACCCTCGCAACAGATGCCGCATTTACTGTTGACCCTGTTAACGACCGAATGACAATAACAGGGTCGGTTACAGGCACTGGCGCAAATACGGGGTGGCTAAACCTGAATAGTGGCGCTTTAACTGGATCCGCTGAGGCGCTTAGAATTTCAGGCAACCTTTCAGATACCTTGGCCGCGTTTTTTGTGAATGCTCGAAACGTTGGCAACACGGGGAATATGAAAGTGGAAATTGAGGTTGGCGGCACGGCGGCGGGCGACCCTTTTATTATTTTTTCAGTGCCGGGTGGAACAGATCACGTAATCGGCATAGATAATTCAGACTTTGATAAATTAAAAATAACGCCTGGTGGCACATTACCAGGGAGTATTTCCAATAAAGGCATTTGTGTAACAACAGACGCGGCAACCCTTGTCGGAATAAACAAAGACATTCCTAAACATCCGCTTGATGCGGCTGGCCGCGTTCGGGCTGTGCAATTTATAGGTACTGGTAACGCTTGGTCAGACACCAATATCTCGTTTGGGACGGGGGCAGGGTCAGGTCCTTCCATAAACAGTATTTCCGGCTCTGCTAACTGGTTTCAAATCAATTTTACCACGGGCACGGCCCCAACTGCTAACGCTGTAATATTTACAGCTACATACCCAACTGCTTTTCCGGCTTCGGTCACATACCCTGTTTTTTCAGCGCGTAACGCGAATGCGGCGACCAATTTAACTGCTTTCTACTGTGAAGCGGCTGGAAGTACAACTTTCCAATTAAAAGCCAATGGCACGGCACCTGCAAGCACACAGCTGGCACTAACGTTCGTAATTGGCGGATATGATACTTAACCATGATAACAGCAAGCGCAGATTTTGTATTATTTGAAGGCTCAAAGCAGCAATATTCGGTAACATCAATAATGGTGGATTACGCCTTTTCGGTAATCAACAACGCTTTTGTTTGTAATATTTTGCCTGCCGTGGTTTCTACCTCAACAATCATACATGGCGAACATGGTCACTCAATAACAAAAGCATCCGTTGACGCAAAGACAGGAACAGGCACAAACCCGTCTGATAAGCTACAAAACCAGGTTGAGCAGGTTATTGCCGACTACCTGGACGCGATAACTGAAAATTCGTCTGTAACCTTTACTGTATCGTAAAAAAATGGCTACTCTATCCTCTATACTTCCGGCCGAAATAAATTATGAGCTTTGGCAGGGTGACACCTGGGAGCCTGGAACCATTACGGCAAGAGAAAATGGCGTCCCTATAAACCTAACAGGTTACACCGCTAAAATGGAAATACGGCACAGTGTTTCAAACGATGTTGTTTTAACGCTGCAAACAGGTAGTGGTATTACTATGACCTCTTTGGGGGTTATCAATATCACTATGACCGCAGCACAAACAGCACAATTAGTTGGACAGTATTTGTACGACCTTCAAATCACAGACACGTCTTCGCGCATCCGCACTTACACCCATGGTTTAATAGCGGTGATGTTTGACACTACAAATAATTAGCAATGCCAGATATAACGCTTGAAATCGCAGAAT